CTAGTATCCAATCGCAATGTATCTCACTGGGAAATCACCAGGGTTGCCTTCGTCCCCCGCTGTGATCTTCTTAAAACCTGTCGTGGTGACGTCATAGATATAGCACCCAGCCATGCTATCCGCCCCGGTAGTCGGAGTTCCAACAATCGTGTAGCAGGCATTTGGAAACGGGATATCAAAATTGTTGACAACATCATTTGCTGATCCGGTTGTGCCGAATTGCAAAATAGTCCCGTCGGTGAATTGCTTACTGCCGATTGGCGCCATATTCAAATTTGCATTTATTTCAGATCTCGAGTATGTCTCGCTCTTTGAATATACGTTCAGATTTGTGCGAGATGCCGCCTTGCTTGCGAGGTCGTCCAGGTTCTGACTCTTTTTCATGTAGATCAGATCAGACGCTGCTGCAGTTGAGTATGAGCCCTCAAGCTGCCCTTTTGTGATCGCGTTGTTGGACTCAGTAGCATCCGGGAAGCCTGGAGGCTTCCACCATGTTCCGTCATCAGCCTCAGGATCGTGCCCGGTGTTGCCTTCCTGCTGGCTTTGGTACAGATTCCAGTCTCGACCGATACATACTGACCCTTTTTTGAATGTGTGCTCATCGTTGTACCCTGTTACACCTGATTCTAGGACCCATTTCAAAGCCAAATACGTGTATTTCGTGAGCCAGTTGTCGAACTCTCGAACGGGCTTCTGTGTCGAGTTGTACCCGTCATCCTTGATGGCCTGGTCAGGCTCTTCGATTGTAGCACCTGCTCCGGTAGCCCACTCCGGAAGTTCAGGGATGTCATGTACTGCCATTTTTCATCCTTCTACCATGGTGTTATTCCTGTGCCGCCGAAATCCCATACTCCGCCAGGATCTACTGTGCCAAGAAATGTTATTTTAACGCCTGCCGGCGTTGGAGTTGCACGCTCTATAGCGAGCTTTCTTAGTTCCGAAAGCGAAGGATCTCCAATCACAACTTCCAACTCGCGTACTTTTCTATTTACGTACACGGGGGGACCCATGCTCGCTAACGTAATTATATCTATATAGTCTGGGGTTGTCACTGCGGAGTAATTCGCCCTGGCTTTAGCATGGATGAAGGCACGGAATATATCGTCTGATGCTGGGATAAACGTTTCAGAAATGCTCTGATATCCACTGGCATCAGCTTCGTGCAGGTAGTATTGGGTCTCATATGTTGCTTCACCTCCGCCCCACCCGAGCGCGTCCGGATCATCTGAAAATCCGAAATACCCTCCATCGGCGGCATATCGAGCGGGAGCAACTTCCGACCACACCCCCCCAGTGAGATTAAAAGAAACCGATACACCTGATGCATCAAAGTAATTGTATGGCTCTGCCGTCGGGTCGTCATCAAAACCAAAATATCCAGAGCTGTCCGGGTCTCCGAAAGAGGGGCGGATAACATATGGGAGAAGCGCTATGGTATCCAGCACTTCCCCTGTGGCGCCATCTATATATCTGCTATCAACATAGTCTGCCTCCCTGGCGTACAGAGAGCGCACCTCATCCAGTGCAATGTTTAGGATGTTGACAAAATTGTCTTTGTCGCGATCTTGCGTGAGTATACGGTCATTACCGAGCTGGATGATGTCGATGTCAGGTAACATTTACTGTGATCCTTTCGCCGGCGATCCTAGCTATCTCATCAACAGCTATTGTGATATTTGCTGTTCCTGTAGGCGGGTCAACGATATCGACATACAGGCTATCTACCTGATGCCCAGGTACTGAATTTATCGGCGTGAACAGGCGCGAATAGACGACATCCTGGCCGATCTCGAGGTCACCTCCGTATGCGACAAGAGCGTCTCTGATTGATACCGCTCCGCCCACCGGAAAATCAGAGTCAACAGTAATATTGACCTCGATGTAGATATTGACGTCGCCTGGACGCGAAAAGCTGATATCGTGGGAGATGCCTTGCGAATCAATGACAGGTATTGTTATATCGCCGTCTGTAGGAGTCCCGGCGCAAACCTCCTCAAATATCTTTTGTGCTATCTCGTCGCTGTCCCCGTCGAGGACTACAGCGAGTATCGCGTAAGGAGAAATTCCGTCAGGAGATGTTGTGCTCTCTTTGTTCTCGTAGACTATCGCCTGCGATACGTCAGCAACATCATTGACGATCGCCGCCTGGATTGCTTCTACTGTTCCATTCCCGGCGGCCTCAAGAGTGGTCCCCCTGCGGTTTCGAAAATCCGCATCACTCTCCCCTTCCTGCCTGACGATCCCGTTCAGGGCGTACAATCTGTCCTGCAGCGTACCCTCGACGGCATTTGCATCAAATGCAAGATACCCTATCTCGGCAGCTTCCTCAGTTGTGGCAATCTGCTCGGCAACTATTGCAAAGAACTGATATAAAATACCCGATTCTGTATCGTTTAGAGACGTTCCGAATTTAGCCCTGGCGCTCGACAGCATGGCATCAAGCACCTCTTCTGTTCTGCGCCGCGTGAACACGTCAGCCACCTTGCACCTCCTCTGCGATAGTGATCAGGCCGTATGCTGTGTTGATTTCAGCATCTACTGTCATGACCCCGTTATCGAGATCGATATTTAGGGAATGGATGCCGGTGACTTCATCATCATCCAATATGACTCGTCGGAATTCTGCATATACGATAAGCGGCTGTGGTTGCACGCCGAGCACTTTTCCGAAATAATCGACGCCCTTCTTCCGATTCAGAAACCACTCACCCCAAAATGTAAGCAGGCGCCTCTTTACCCTCTGCCTGAGCGCGTCCTCTCCGTCCACGATCACAACATCTGAGCCATCGAAAACAATATCATTGTATGAGTCAATGTCTACCATGCTGCTCTCCTATCCTCAAATTATACACCATCATCCAACTGATCCCTTTATGCCATCCAGCTTTGCCTTCAGCGCAAGCAAAGCGGCTTTAGCCGTCAGGTCCTCATTGTCGATAGTCGTTTTTGTGTTCGCGATCTCTCCAAGGGCTTCGCTCACTATGTCCAGCAGTTCAGCGGAGCTGTTCCCAATAGCAACTTTCCCGCTCCCGTCTATCGATATTTCAGTGCCTGAATAGTCCATTGCCGTCTTCCCAGACAAAGGCTCAACCCAGTCGGAGAACGATGACAAGCCAACAATGGCCATTGCATCGCTGAGGTTGTTGCGCCTGAAATCCAGAGGATCAGGGTCTCCGCCGTTGGTAAGCCACTCGTCCAGACTGACCTCGGAAAAGACCAACAGGCACGGGTCTCCAGCTGATATCGGGAACGTGACCCTGCCCCCTCCGCCCTGCATCACGGCAATGGGCACATTGCTGATAGTCGGGAGCTCAATAACAGACGTTTCCCCTGTATCCCTATCCCTGGCCGGGTACTTTATCAGCGGCTTGACCGTAGCCTTTCCAGTTGCGCTGTCAAACGTCTCGATTCGCCCAGGCCTTGAAAAATGGCGAACGGCAAACTGGTAATTCATGGCGTCGATAATGGATTTCACGATATCGCTCATCTCTCTATGACCTCAAGATCGGAATAAAACGCCTGCCCGCGCGAGTCCCCAGTGTGCTTAACTTTCTGGATCCTGAAAACTCCATTTAGTGTAGGGCACTCAACCTGGACCAGTCGCCCAGGGTTTAGATGGCCGATAAGCCGTGACCGTATCGAGTACATCGGCTTTGTCGTCACCGTGCGATAGTTCTCCTGCGTAATCCTTTGTGGTACATCAAGCAGGCCGGTTTCATACGTCATCAGAAACATATCCGTTGATATCGGATCTCCCTTTGGCGCCACGTGTAGCTCGTAGTCCTGGACTGTCCACGTTAAGCCAAATCTGTCAGACAACGATGAGATTGCATCGGCAGCAGGACCAATAGCTGCGAACCCGGCAGACAGGGTATCTGTCACATCGGATATATTGACACCATCGAAACCCATGGATTCAGCTATATCCGCAATCATATCCCCCGCTGGCGTACCGGCATCATACGTCTTGGAAATGTTGACATTTGATATTGACAAAGCACCGTCATCTGCCTCTATTTTGACAGACGATCTGCTGCCCTCGATTTTCGTCACGTCTCCTACAAAAATAGTCCGCGCTATCCCGTCATGGCCAGCCCCCAGGACGATGCGGTCTCCCTGTTTGATCTGGGACGTCGTATCATGAGACAGATTGTAGACGACAAGCGTAGCAGAGTTTGCTGGCTTTCCCCGGTCATCTTTTGATACCTCAAATGAAACCCTGAATGCGGAAAGCTCTACCCCTTCCTCTCCCTTCGGTCCTATTTGTAGCGAAACAATACGATTAAACAGCCGCATCAATCTCATCCTGCGAAGCTATTATAATCACGTACCTGCTCGCAAAGTTATCCAATGTTGGCGGCTCATCAGACCCCTCGGAATCAAGCATTACGATGTCGCCGTCAGGAAGATCGGCACTAACGTAGTTTGTCAATAGCGGAACCCCTGGGATCAGCTTTATAGTGCCTACGATGAGCGCCTTATCTTCGTCCAATATATCCATCGTCCAGTGCTCTCCAATGACATTCCATACGAATCGAAAATACCCGCTCCAGCCATAGGCGTTAATGCGCTGCATCTGATCAGGAGCGTCGAAAAGAGTTATTTTTTTCATCAGTTTACAAGCTGGAACAGGAATGATGCCCGCTCCTCCTCCTTGGGTGTTGCAGGTTTAGTGGGCTGACGTCCTGCATTCGTCTGAGACTGCAGCGCACCTTTGTCCGCATCATTGAGCACGTCTGCAGGTATTGCAACTGTTATCGAATTCTGGACATCTATATGCTTTAGGGTGGCAGCGAACATCATCGCATCAGTTCCATCCTCTACCGATTCAGGCATAGACAGGGATTCAAACGCCATGCTCTCATACACCTTTCTCCTCGTGATTACGGTGAAAGGTTCTCGTGAATCATAAAGCTGCTCAAGCTTATCGAACACGTCCTGGACTGTGTTTGGCGGCGTATTTATGGCCCCGCTGATAACGCTGTATGCCTTGGTCGGGTAATTTGTGACGAACCCACTTATCGCAACAACTCTCTGGCCGTTGACGATCTGGTCCGAAACAGATCCGCTCTCAACAGGGTCCTCCGGAACGGATGCAGTCCTTGTGTGATTGGCTGCCATCATAAGGTCTGCTTCAATTTGGATTGTGTCAGATTGAAAGATAATATTGCTTGTATTGCTGAACAATGTATCAATCAATGCCATGTAATCACCCCCTATTCCGAGCTGTATAGATGTCCTGGCATATTAGTAGACAGTCTACTGGCTGCCCGTGCCAAGCTGTCATTCATGCCAATCTCAGCCTGTCTCCTGACTGCCGTAATGTCGTCCTGCGTCATCCCGGGGCGGGCGTTGACTGTCACGTTTGCGTTGACCGTCTGGTTAGAACTATACCCCCCGGACAATCCAGACGCAACTGCAGGCTGCATAGTATAAGAGAGCTCAGCATCACCGAACATGTCACCGATCGCGCTGAACGGAGATGCAAGCCAGCTTCCTATGCGCTTAAGATTTGCTATCCCTCTCTCTATCGACTCACTCCAGAAGTCTGAAAACTTCTGCCATTTGGCATCCAGCCAGTCTACAATGCCGCCGAATTTTGCTTTGACATCTTCCCACGATCCCAGCCACTCTCCGAGCATCGTTTTGCCCTTGCCGGTAAACCACAGGTATAGCTCCTCTCCAAGGAGCAGCGCTGCTGTAAAAATGGCACCAATGATCGTGCGTTTAAAAACTGCGCTCGTAAAAATAGCTGCAAAGCCCAATGCCTTGATCGCCCCGGCCAGACGTACAACCATGGCAACCAGAGACGTAATGGCTCCAACAACTGTTACAGATGCCATGAATAGCAGAGCCAGCCCTACCAGCCTCACGGCGTGCTCCATCCCGCCCATCGCGTCAACAACTTTTGATACAGCCGAAACAAGGAACCAGAACGCATCAGAAACTGACCTGACAATAATCTTCAGCACATTTAGTGCCGTGTCAATCCTGCTCTCTAGAAGCTCCTTGTTTGACCTGATCCACTCCGTCATGCCGTCGAGAAGGCTTTGTATCTCAGGCATGAGCTCCGCCCCTATCGTCAGAGCGATCCCTTTTACAGATGCGGCAGTGCGAAGCATGGCATCGTCGAACTCTTCGGCAGCCCTGACGTTGCGCTCGCTCAATACTGCCCCAAGGTCATGTGCTTCCTTGCGCATTTCAGCCATGCCTGCAGATCCATCTTTGAGCAGATTGACCATGCCGGCGCCTTCTGAGTCGAAGAGCTTAAATGCAAGACGGAGCCTGTCCTGCTCACCTTTGACGTTTTGCATCGCATCAGCTACATCCGATAGGATCGAATCCGCGCTACGCATCTTCCCGGAACTGTCGGTCAGTTTTACGCCGAGCTCTGCCAGTGCGTCTTTTGCCTCCCCGGTCCCATTGGCAGCTTCGGCCGCGCGCCTGCTGAACCGCTGAAGGGCCATGTCGACAGCACCTATCCCAAGGTCCGTAGCATTTTGTGCTGCATAGCGAAGTTCCTGGAGTGCATCTGTTGAGAATCCGATTTTATCCGCAGTCTTTGCTATTTGATCTCCGACTTCGGATGCTGATTTTGCGAGCCCGAACAAAATGCCTGCAGCAGCAGCCCCGGCATAAGCTGTTACTTTGATGGCATTGTTCACTGTTGCTATGGATGCTTCTAGCTTTTTCATCGGCTTTTCGTCGATGTCGAAACCCCACACAGTGAGCAGTTCCCGTACGATCATTCTAGCCTCCTGCTATTCCAAGGTTATTCAGCTCTTCTCCTGCGCCTCTTGTTGAAGTTGATTTTTGATGTCAAGGGCCCTATTCGCCTTCAGCATGAGCTCAAAAGTATAGTGACGATCAATCTCCTCGACTGTCGCCACATTTTCAAGCACGAGCCGCCATATAAGCCACTCTTCCTCTACAAGCTTCCACCATCCTGGCCGGCGCTTTGCCGTAGCTTTCCCTGCGCAGTCGCCATGAGTTCCTGGACTCTCCCACCCCAGTTCGCCCGTACAACTTCTACAGCGAGTTTGACAGGGGTGAACGTCGTATCTTCAAACGATGTCTCCCATGTTCCTTTTGTGATCGGAGATCCATTGTATAGGCACGACTCCAGCAGGCGCTCCATAACCTCGAGCATTCTGTCGCCTCGAGGACCGTCAAGCAGCATGAGCGCTGCTTCTGTAAAATCGATATCTGCGTCGATGCCTTTGCTCATGACGTCTGCCATAGACCCACCAGACACAAGCTTTGACAGTGCTGGGACTATTACTGCCGTCACGTCCTTAAACATCTTCAGCGCGTCAAAACCAGTGAACTTGCGGATTACATACTCCCGCCCGTCAACGATCACAAGTGCCTCGTTTTTTGCAAGAGCCATTAGCTGTTACCCCCCTGAATTGCATTCGCGTTGTAGAGGTTCATCGTGTACGTCACGTCGCCTGCTTCCTGGCCAAACGCCATGTCTCCCTGTTGGGACACGTCAGCCACCGCGGTAGCAACGGTCGCAATGCCAGACCCGTCGTTAAAAATTACCGGTACTACCTCGCTGGAAAGTGCCAGCACATCGAGGATGGCGACACCTTCGCTCTGCTGGTTGAGAACAATCGTGCATGTTTTGAGGACGTTACGCTTTACCGATCGGCTCTGCTGTCCGTCGGCAGACCGGCGCGGGGTCACCCTTGCCTCTGCGTCTGCAAACGTAATCGACTCCCATCCGATAATTCTGGTGCCGCCGACGATTAATGAGACCTGGGACGGGTCATATGTCCCCTGGAACTTGAATTGATCAGCCATTTATTCCCCCTTAGACTTGTAGATTCGCGGAGATCTCGACACGGGTCGTCTCCTGCGCGTAGTTGAATGAAATCGTGATGCCTGACCAGATGCCGTTCGCCTTGTCTGCAGTCGCAATATCATCAGGGTGAGGAACATACACAGGGTTTACCGCCTCTCCAGTGATGGGGTCAAGGCTGAGTGCCTGATTCGGGTTGTCAGGGTTCGGTCGAATAAACCCGTCATCAATACCCTCCTTCAGCTGCTGCTCGATCATCGAGACAAGGCGCGCGCGGCCCTCTACCGTCATCGGAAACTTCGGAAGGTCAATCATGGCCTGTACGATGCGCTGCTGCAGATAATAGACGAACTTGTCGGCGCCGTGGATAACGAACACCGGCGTGCCATCAGCGAATTCCGATCCGATAGTTACCGTCCGAGTTGCCAACTCTTGAAGGGTAGTTACGTTCGCGGCAGTGAGTAGCGCCCGTTTTGATGTAGTGATCTCGTCCGCAGCAATGCCGTACAGCTCGTTATATTGATATGATGCTGCACCAGGCGTCTGCGGGAGGTAGTAGCCTGCATGCGCAGCGGAAAGGTTAGACGTACTGTGATATTCGACGACTGACCTCTGATAGTTGTTAGCTGCGAACAGACCGCCGATCTCTGCAGCATCATACGTTGTTGCTGAGTCGTCCCACACGGAGTGCGTTTTGAGATTTGCGGACATAATCCATGCAGCAGCTGCCACCGCATCGGCAGAACTTGGTTTGATCTGAATCAGGCGATACCATCCTGAATCATAGTCCTCGATTTCGTCGAGATCATCGGCAACCGTTCCTGCCGGAGACAGGGTGCCAACCGTTTGGCCGGCATCAACAGAAACAGAGAAGGCAGTCCCTGCGACATCGGCGTCAAGGTCATACGTGCCGTCGAGATTGTCGGTCGCCGTAACCGGTTCGCTCCCGAGATTAATCGCCGCTACAAGCCCGGCCGCGATCTCCTCTGCGGTAGCGTCGGTGTCGGACACGAAGACATACTCTGTCCCGTTGATCGTTGTCGTGTATGTCGTCTCGTCATCAACTGTTGTTACCGATACAACGACGTTATCGACTTGGCGACGAAGGATTTTGAGATACTGAGGTTTGACAGACTGCCCGAAATAAAGCTGCGCTGCGAGATACTCGTCGGACGCTGTCCCGTAGCCGTAATCTGTCAGCTCTGATGCAGATGTCACGGCAATAGTCCGCTCCGTGAACCCTACAGATGTGGATAGGATCGCTCCAATGCCAAACGATGCGAGCGGGAACTTTGTCCCGGTCAGCGTGACAGATATTGCGACAACGGATGAAATTGGAATACTCATGTGAACTCCTTATGATATGGTGACGTCAACTTCATAGGTTGCCGACCCGTCAGCATTACGCTCTTCCAAATTATAGCGAACTTCTGCCAGCATATCTTCAGCTTGATACCCCGTAAACTCGTACGTGTACCCAAGCAGCAGATCGGCCTGCGCTCTTCGCTCATGGTGAGAGTTGAGATATTGCGGGATGTCTGTTGCCGCCAGCCGGTCAAGATACACCAAGCCGATATCGCGCAGCGCCCCCCCGGCATCGCGCATAACAGCTGCGCTCCTGGTGAGCTGCAGCATTGGCTCAGCCCCTCCGATTATCTGCATCACCATCGTAACGTTCTTGTTTACGCGGTACTGTGGCTTGTCGGATGAGTCGTAGCCAAGGAGCCGCACTTTTGTCGTCTCGGAGTCGGACTGAAATCGTATCGTTCCGTACGGCGTTCCTGGGCGTGGAGCTGTCGGTGCGGTTGCATCGGCGTACCGTATCCACGTGATCCCAGTGCGGGCTTCGAGCAGCTCTATCACTGATTTTTCGATGGCATGAGTCATGATCCCTCGATTTTGTTCAGCATCACCCTGTAGTGTGGCAGGATGCCGGACTGATATGGTGTCGACTGCGCCACGACATACGACGTCCCGCCGTGAGATGTGACGTCGTTTACTGATACAGGAGTGGCCGTGTAAAATTTGCGCGTATCGGTAGTATACTGCCCGGATGCATCGTTATCAATATCGCGCCCGCTGGCAGGCTGCAGTGTGCCGGTTGCGGTATATGCAGACCCCGATGAGGTGTACGCTCCGCCCGACCACGAGCCACCACCTGATGGGGTAAATGTAAGCGTAACTTTGTTGAATAGGCTCATTTCTTGCCCTTAAGATCAACATACTTTTTAACAGCGTTTCGCATCGTTCCTGTGTCGATAAGTGGGTTGTCAGCCCCCCTCTTTTTCTCGATCGTGTATGGAGCATTTGGTGGGGTGTCAAGGTTCGTAATAAACATCTTCACATCTCCAACAACAAACTCTCCGAACTGAGACAGTTCCTGAGCAACGGTGCTTCCCGTAAGTATTGCAGAAAACCGCTTTTTAATATCTGCCTGGTATTGCTTGCGCTTCTCGTCGTGATTACCTGACAAAAACGGGCGGGCAGGTATTGTATCGGTTCCGTATTCATTGTATGTTGCAATATCAACTATCCTGGTATTGCTTTCATCGTGTGTTTTGTCGCCGCGGAAGCCGATAGACACTTTTGCATTGTCCGCTATGCGGAGCTGCTTCACGATATGCTTAAAGCCTTTGTCCCGCTCTTTTGTGTAGGCCCCGCTGCTCATTCGTATCTCCGATACTGCTCAAGAATGAGGTCTTTAATATAAGTCATAAACCCGAGGGATCCGCCTGCAGTGATTGAGTACATTACACTAAGGTCTCCCTCTTGTTTTTGATTTATACCTACATCTCCGCCCACCTGCCCGAGCATCCCGGTAGCGTACATAATGGCAGCCTCCTGGATATCGGCAGGGGTCTCGCCGTATCCGCACGAGTACTGGACCTCGATATTTAGGCGGCCCGTCCTACCTACCGGGTCCCATGCGGCTCCTCCAGATGCAAGGCGCTCCATCGGCCATACCCCGTAATCTCTGTAGAGCACGCCTTTTTCTCCATCGGCTGAAAAGTCTGAAACTTCCCCTCCGTTGATCTTTACGTGCTCCACAGAAGTGACGGGCCACTCCTGCAGGTTGAGGGAAACCTCCCCAGATCCGGGGATAGTTTCTTTCAGCGTTTGCGCACGGAATTCACGCTTGCAGAACCCGTTAATGAACGTCGTCGCCGACGAGATCAAAGCGGTCAGAACAGCATCCTGATCTGTGCCGGTGATCCCAAGGCGAGATTTTAGCGTTGCAAGTTCAACATATCCGCCCGTCGGCGCCGTTACTACATCAACCATGATTCAACCTTTACGCTCTTTTTGGTCTTCCTGGACGCTTTTTCTGCTCCGGCGCAGGCTCCTCTTCAGGCTCCTCTTCAGGTGCCGGTTTCGGCGCAGGCTCCTCGGGGAAAGGCATGCACTTCTTTTTTTTGATGGCGTCTTCAGCCTCTTTGTCCGGGAGGCCGAAAACCTCGCCGGCATTAAAATGGCCGTAGCGCTTTACTGCTTTAACGACTTTCATGTGGCGCCCCTATCCGGTTAGATAGGGTATGCACGTGCTCCTGAGAGCACCGCAACGCCTGCAATTGCCGCTGTATCAGTATCTGCAGCGGAAAGAGTCGGGGTAACCTGGAGTCTTACATAGCGATTCGCGCCGCCAAGATCGACATTAATCTCGATCTCTCCAGTCTCTGTTGACCCACCGGTGCCACCTGTCGCCACTACCGCAGCAGCGTATGCGTCGCCGTAGTCTGCCGCTCCTGTCCCATCTGATGCCGTTGCATCCTGGAGATTTGCTGCGATAGTCAGCGTCTCGCCCTCCGCAAGCGTCGTGCTGAACGGAACCACGAAAACGGCGCTAAGGCGATCATCACGATCGATCCATGCCCCGTCCTGTTCCGTGCCGTCGCCTGCCGCCCCCGCCGTTACTGCGTTCGGGATAAGGGCGAATTTGCCCTCGATGACCGAACCGATGTCATGTTGTTCTGCTGGTGTCATTTACTGATCTCCTTGTCTTTGATGTCAGGGAGCATTACGCCCCCCATGTTACCCCGGTGAGTACCGCGATAGCCTCGTCGTACTGCATACCGATGTCATGTTCACCGATCAGGCGAACGATGCTTTCGTCCTGCTGTGCAGCGTAGACAGTGCCGGATCCGTCGTAGTACGTTGCACCATCTAGAGTGTCGAGGGTGAACTCATACGTGTCACCGATCAGCGTGTAGCCCATATCGACCAGGTACACTTCTGCCTCGTTTGTGCCGGATCCTAGGGTAGTAGGGATCTGGTTCGACACTTTGATCGGATGACCCTTGAGAGTGTTCGACTCTTCGATCGACGGGTATACCTTTTGACCGTTGTCTTTGAGATTCGCTAAGTACTCGCGAACGCGGAGAGGCATAAACCACGTCGGGCGAATCGGCGAAACGTTCTGGCCGTAGATCGCTGTGATCATGCGGCTGATGTCGGTCTGAACAGTAGTTGCTGATACGGAGCCGGTCATGTTCAGCACATTGGCTGATGCCGCGAGATTCCGGAAGCCCTTCGGCGTATTGGCGGTGCCGTCGCCGCGGATGAACGCAAGGTCTTCCCTCGCCGAAGCATCGCGCATCATCTGATTTCCGAGCATCTCAAACGTCATTGTATCTGCCCGGCGAATCAGTGAGTTGGAGAACGGTACAACCGTGACCAGCTTCTTGGCTGTCAGTTGCAGGATTCCGGTTGTCGGTCTGCTGGTTGAGGCCAGGCCCGTCTCGCCGACGTACTGAGCGTTCGACCCCTGCGTCAGTTTGCGCTGGGTATACGATCCAGACGGCATCGGAACCATTTGCGGGTTTGATCCGCGCACGACCGCTGCGGCTGTAAGCGCAGGGATGATTTCCTCGCCCATGTTGCCCTGGATAAACGAGCCCCCATATGTAAACTCGCCTGAGTTCATGGACGACGGGGACTTCGCATAGAAGATGGATTTCTGGTACGCGTTGAATTTCTCTTTGACGTACTGCTCCACCGGGAGGCCCATGTGCTTTGCCATGGTTGTCGCATGGATCATTGACCCCATTTTGAAGCGCTTCACTTCGTCACGGGAAGGCTCCTGGACCGATGCGTTCGGAATTTTAAACGGCTGGTTGCCGTCGCCGAGCACTCCTTTGATTGCCGCCGTGACTTCGTTGCGGATAACGTCTTTCTGTTCTGCTGAAAGTGGCATGTTATGCCCTCCTTAATCAAGTTTTCCCGTTAGGGATTTTACGACCTCAACGGTCACATCCTTCACATAAGCTGCGATCTCTTCATCTTCGGTGGACTTCTGAGGCTTCACCCCGGCCGCCTTCAATGCGTTAAGCTCATCCTGCATGCGCTTGATGATCTCCATGATGTTCGACTTTTCAGATTTTACCACCTGACCCGTCTCCATGTCAAACTCCTCCCCATCTTCCATCATGCGGAATTCCGGTGCTGTGCGATCGAACTCGCCATAATGTTGTGCGAGATGGTCATATACTCCTTGCCGATCTGCATCTGGGATATCAACGCCGCCGCGCCCACCGAGTAGCGCAGCCATCGCAGCAGCAACCCCGCGCCACACGACCTGGTGCTCCCCACCTGCCATGTGGTGCGGCAGTTTGTAGCCCTGCTTAATGTCTTCATTCTCAGGGTCAACATAGGCACACATTACCATCAGGTCCTCAACCTCTGCGGCCGCCACCTCTTCAGGCCCGCTCCATTCCGCATCTTCCGGAGCCTTCGGAGTTCCTTCAGGGTGTGCGGCAGCGTAGGTGATTACTTCCTTTTCTTCAACATGGTAGCCTTTTGTTTCCGGCTCTCCGCCCTGGCTTTCCACGGCCGGACGGACAGCATTTCCGAACGCCGTCGCAGCATCAGCCATGTTAACAGCCATTTCGTCGGCCGTGATATCTCCGTCTCGCAAAGCGCTCATGTTCGAGTAGATCGTGTCATCAAGGACGCGGTATGCTTCCCAAAACGTTTCCTGGAGCTCCATTTCGTTCCATGTTTCGTCGAACGTCAGACCTTTTATGACTGACACCTGCTGTTTTTTGCTCATAACTGATTTCTCCTTTGTTGGTTTTGAAATGCTGCACCCCGTCCCGGTACATGCCTTATACGCCTTTTCTAGATTGTCGCGGGGGATAATGAGGCCGTCCTTCTCCTCCCACTCGTCCATGGCGTACTCCATCCAGCCCTTCATCGCCATAATTGACCTCTCGTCAAGCTCCTTTTTTGCCTGCACAATAGCGTTAGGGTTTGCAGGAACCGGAACGATTGAGTTTTCTAAAAGCTCCTGCCGAAGAAAATCGAACCCGCTTTTATCGCTGCGCTCCTGCCATTCTATCGGGTTGAAGCCGACTGAGAAAGTGTTGAGGTATCCGCGCCGTAGCATTTCCCCGACGGTCCACCCGAATTCGTATACCTCCCTGGGGGTAAAGTCGAGATCTCCCTGCCAAAGTGCGCCGTCTTTAACAAACACTTTCCCAGCTCTCGCAACGGGAAGTTCGTGGGATTTGTGGGCGAACAAAATCACGGGGTTCTTTAGGTAGTTGTCGAGCACCCACCCATCTGCCTTGATTGTATCGCCGTCTCTGTCCATGTCAGCGGTGCTGATGATGGCGCTAATATCCCCAGAGTCGCCCTTAATGATGCTTGCGTTAACACCCTTTCTAAGGCTTCCGCCCCCGTTTTTTGCGAACGTGTCGCGGCCTACGAACTCAAATGCCATCTCCTGCCTCCTTTAAAACTTTGATCACCCTTGTTGCCTGGGACTCAAACGCAGCGCGTACGGCATCAACAGTTGCTGACTCAATAGGGATACGGTCATTTTCTGCTGCCTTCCAGATACCCTTCCGCACTTCTGGTGTAACGTCCTTGCCGGCCGCTGCCGGTATTACTGTGCAGCGGCAGTTGATGTCATCCTCTGCGACCCCGAATGCACCCGGGTGAACAGCGAACGCGCCAGTGACTGGGCTGGTGAACTGTCCGTTGACCGGTATCGTGACGCCGTCAAGTGCGCCATGGGACTCTCTGACCCTGTCATCACGGCTGGAAAGCCACATTTTCTGCTGAATCCCAGCCTGCCTCATAGATTCCATAGCGCCGAAGTTAGACGACCGAACCGTCTCCGTGCGTGCAATAGTTATAGCCCTGCGACGTGATGCATCGGCGAACACTTCCTGCACGCGGTCGGCGATAGCGTCTATCGTCTCTCCAGCTTCAAACCCTTCGACCAATTGCGCGTTAAGGGCATCTAGCGTTGTCTTGTCGATAAGACCTGTCACGCGGCTCGCAGTCTCGGCCTTCGCGTAATGGATAGTCTCCGGGGATTCTGCGAAAAAATCATCCGGGCTCAGCCCTGAAAGCTGCATCGTTCGGCGGCCAAAAACATTAATGGACCGCATTGCGCTCTGTTCAAGCGCTGATGCCATTTCGGGGCCCGCTACTGATGCCAGAACACTGCTGACGAGTGACTGGTCGCCTGCGGCAAGCTCCTTTGTCCGGCGCTGCATCTTCTTGATTGACTTTGCAGGGATAGGGGCGAACGAGAAAGGGGCCCATCGCTCATCGGCCCATGCCTCTTCCTGAACCCCGGCAATCTCGCGAACCTCATTATCTGTGAACGCCTGCGGGCGTGTCTGCATGACAGAAAGCTTGAACTCCCTGTCCTCTTTGACCGGCGATACATAATGCACGACGATCCTGTCGTCAAAGTCTACCGCAAGCTGCTCCTGGAATACATTTCTGAGGAACTCGAGGCGCGGGAGTACCACATTTGTAGTGAAGATGTGATCTGCGGCTTCAATGGTGGACCTGTTTGAATTTTCGATGATCCCAAGCTTCTCGGGTGGTATTCTTAGCACGTGCCTGATCATGTCCTGCTCAAATCGTCTCAGGTCGACCATCTTGAGCTGATCGAGACTGTACCCAATAGTCTCCACTTTTGCGTTCCACGTGACGAAGTGCGGAAGGAATTTCTTGCCTACTCCCCTGAGCTTCTGCATCCATTTGCTCTCAACGCGCTCGATGTCGTCCTTGCCTGCTCCCTCTGCCGTGACAAGAATAGGGGGCGTGGCGTCGTTGTAAAAAAACTCTTTCAGGAATTTCGAAGCATACTCGTCCGTGTCGATCTCGTCAGCAATGGCCCTGCCGACTCCTGCCCCGCGGCCGTATGGATCAGCTGGGTTCGGCTTTTTTGCCCAAACGACCTCTGACATCGGCACTTCCGCTTCAGAGCCGTCTATTCTAAACCTAAAAGAGTCCTGTGATGGTCCTGGGATATCAACAATCCATGACGGTGGGATAGGCCACAGAGCAACCGGAACGCCCAACTCATTCCGCTGCTTCAGCAGGCACCCCTCGCCCACTGCGTCAATATGGATCTGAAACACCTGCAGTGCGGCATGACCAGTGAGATAAGGGTTTGGGTTTGCCAGCAAGGTATACATGGGATGGTCCTGCTGCACCTCATCCCCTCCCTGCTGCTTGATCATCTTCATCCTCGATCCCCACGTGTTCGCACGCTGGCACTTGGTATTTCGATAGATTTTACCGTCAATGCCTCGTGTTGCGTACAGCTCCCACTCCGTAGATGCAATGGACTCTGATATCAACGATAGTCCAGAGTAATACATCGGAGTTTGGCTGTATGCGTTCAGGTTCTCAGTAGTGCCGCGCTCAGGAGGCCGTCTCTTGGTCGAGGCTCTCGAGTTGTGAATCACCTCTATCACAGTTTGTCCTTCCAGAACAGCGCCGCGCGCGCCGTCACTGTTGTCGTTGATGTGTTGCGGGCGATGAGCGCGAACACATCTCCGCGCACTGCCACTAGCCCTGACTCTCGGGCGTTAAATTTACCAGGTGTCGTGATCGACACGTTTCCCTGAGACGAGAACGCTACCGGGCCATATGCCCTTAGCTTGCCCGTGCCGGCTTCTATAACAGTATTAATGCTGTACTCCATTGGGGACTCCCCACCCTCAATTGGCGTAAAGTCCCCCGGAGATGTGATTGTCGGGTTTGCCAAAATCTCAAACTCCACGGTTCCTGACCCAAGAGCAGGCGCATCCACGAAAAACACATAGTCAAGCATTTCAGACATTGTGCAGTTAGGTTCGCCATTGAAAGTGTCGGGCATCCTGAAAACAACGATAGTTGTTGTTGCGCTCTGCGTTGCAGACACTTCCCTCTTGTAGCCCTGCGCCCTAGTATTCACGCCGGAATCATAGCCCGCGAAGCCTGCAGAGAACGCTCGTGTTGAAATTGAGATGTTCCCGGGGCCACCAACTTCATACATAACGGGCGTAGATGGGTTTCCTATGGGTACGGATGAGGAGTTGTTTTCGTTGCTGATCGTGTGGAACGGTACCCACCCCACATCAGTCAGAACCCAGAAGGTTGCGGGCGCCGCAGCCATATCCCCGTATGTTACACAAAACAGGTTGTTGTATTCGGGGGTCAGTACAAAGGATAAATATGGGTCATCCGTGATGATGTTATAGTCGAATTCGCTTGCATGCACAATGTAGTCGGTCGAGTTTCTCCGCTTTCCGACCACGAACTCTCCGTCCTTGAAGCCAACGAAATACCCGCCGTTATGACATAGTGGTCCGGCGAACGCATAGCCCTCTCCGTAATTGTCCCACGATGCTGAAAATATGCTGTATGCCATATGCCCTGGGGGGAACCTCATCGGCGCCCTTGAAACCATGCGTGCAGGGTCTGTATCAGATCCTGACGACAAAACGGCCTTACCGGATACGTGCTCCAATGTACTGGTCGTATTTGCCAGGTAAATCACGTCATAATCCGAAATACCAAATTGAAAATGCACGAGGATCTCATCAGTGCGCTGCGCTACGGTCATATCCCCGAAAATTGAGACCATCGGGAAGTTTCCAGCACGGTCTGCGTGCAATGGGATAGTTGCGATGTTTGGGGAGAAGGCGCCGGAGCTGTGTTTTGGCATGGAAATCCCTTTTTGTGTGCTCGTTATCGTATTTTAGCACAACGTTTAGAAAACGTCGAATTCTTGCCGCTTGCGAGTCAGAGTGATGTACGCATCTGATGCAGCGTCAACCTGATCGTCTGTCTCGGATGATCCGCGCCCAGTAAATGCATGGACCTCTGCCAGGAATGCATCGTTCCACGGCCCTCGCAGCAGCTTTACAATGCCATTCTCTACAGCTGCAGCGAACGGCATAGCCCTGGTAAGCTTGGACCCTGTAGGCGAACGTAGCTCCACGACAAATTCCGCAAGATCTTTAGCAAAATCTTCAGCCTGCGCCTTACCTGCCTGCCCCGGGTCTTGCGGCAGACCTACCGTACATCCGTACCCGTCCTGACCAGCGGTAGTTTTTACGGTTGCCTTCACGGCCCCAGGAGCATACTGGCCTCGCGACACATCTAGGATATAGAAGTTTCCGTCGCCGCCGCGGGACATCTTAACGCCGGCCGTCCAGTCCCCCCCGTCATTTGTCGCCGCAAGGTCCCAAAACCTAACCTGTGCTGATATCTCACACGGTAATGAGTCCACCACATCAAATTTTGATCTATCGAATACCTCTCCTGCAGTCTCGCGCACTTTCCAGTTGCCCCCTGCAAGTCTCTCGCGCTCTACCTTTGGGAGAGCCTGGAGATTGGCCTTATAGCCAGGGTCTTTCTCCATCAGTATTCTGTTGTCTTCCAGCCTTGCAGGGATAAACGTGAGCGATTTTGGCTCTGGCATCGACTCTGCATCAGGCATCGTTTGTAGGAGAGTTTCTTCGAGAGATTCTTTTGACGCTCCCCATATAATCTCTCCGTCGATCTTGACGAACCACCTGACGACACCGGACCGATCCTGGATAGGTAGACCATCATCTCCTATCCACCAGTCTATCAGCCTCGCCACCCAGCTATCTGCATCTGGATTCGTAGTTGCCCGGACATACGGGCGAACGCCACACATAGATCGATTCCTGGACAGCATGTACCAGAACTGTTTTTCTGAAAAGTGGGTAAGCTCGTCAAAGCATACCAGAGGGACCTGGGAGCCCTGCCATGAAAATACGTGCTTGTCATATTGCAGGTGACGGAATGACACGCGCGCACCGCTGGGAAATGTCCAGTCGTGGTGAGGTGATACGCGCGGCTCTGCCCCCAGTTGAGTGTACAGTGCTTCTGACGTATCCCACAGGCCGCCTTCATTCGTAATCTGCGTCGACTCACGGCGAAAGATTACGGCACCGAAATCAGGATTAGCCACGTGTCGTAGGGGCTCCATAAGTAGCGCGAACGTCTTACCGCCTCCAGCGGCGCCTCCATAGATTGCTATGTCTGCGTGCGTCGATAGGAATTGCTCCTGTGGACCTTCCTGCGGCTTTATGATGTTAGGGCTATGCTTTACGCCATTGGACACGTCTACTCCCTATTGTTGTCCGGCAGGTAGAATACAACCGAGCCTGAGCCTTCTCCGTCGTTGTTTTGTTGTACAGCGACTTTAGTCCCAGGTCTATCTACAATTCCCTGAGTCTGTGCCGATTTATCATTGGCCTCAGCTGCATCGCGATAGTCCTTTGGAGATAGCCTGACAGGCTCGACAACCTGTACCCCGTCGCCCTTGTTTACCTTCTCATCTCTAGTCCCAGACTTCAGCATATCGTACAGCCCTATTTGGATTTCCTGGGCAACATTGAATGTTAAATTTCTGGCCTGCGCCTCTTCCAGAAAAAGCCGATCATACACGTCTCGTTCGTGCGCACTAAGTGCGTTTTTTGTGCGTTTTATTGCGCTTTTACGTTCTTTGACCTCATCTTCAATAATTATGGTATCGAGCTCTTCGTGTACAAGCGTTTTTAATGCGTTTTTTACAAACCCATGAGTTTTAGCTGCCTTTCGAGCCGCTGACTCACTGCACCCTGCCTGCTCAGCTGCACGGTAAGTGGAATCTCCTTTCCCTATGGCGGCCCTTATAATGTTTAACTGATCATCCGTAAGCCCAGGTCTTGCCAC